AAGTATAAAATAAATTATCGTAGTCTCTATCAATTACTGCTTGGATGGCTGCCCAACCTATACTTGAGTTTTCAATAACAAGTAATGCGTTATTGTATTCAACAGCCGTATTCATACACAAATTACCAAAATCTTTTGTTGATATCTTTCCACGATACTCTGCAACTTGTGTCATGGTTTCCACTTCAATTACATGAAAGGCTGAAAAATCTTGACCATCACCACGAGCTACATCAGCAGCAACTACATAATCTTTCTGATAATTTGGTGGTTCCCAAATCCATAAGTTACTATCAATACCTCTCTTTTCAATCGGTTCACATACAGAATCCTTTTTATATTCCTCTAAAATTCTTGGGTCAATCACACCTTGACCTGAGGTGATGAAGTCACAATCACATTCTTGTGCAGCCCCACTTGGCCCCAATAACTTGTCTTGTTCATCTCTCCACTTTTGTTCTCTTTCAGGATGAACTGTCCAATGAAGTTTTATCATATTCCAATCATTGGTTCCTTCTTCTGCACCTGCCCATGTTCTATGAAACCAATTACCAACACCATTTGGTGTGGATAGTGCGATACATTGTCCACCAGTCGATAATGTGCTTTGTGCAGCAGTCCATATTGTATCAATCTTGTCGATAAATGCTGCCTCATCAATCACAAGTAAGGATAGTGCCTCTGAACGACCTGCGTCCTCAGTAGATGATATTGCCTTTACTTGTGAACCATTTGAGTATCGGAGTGAGAGTTTGTTATCCTCAACACAACTTGACCTTACCCAACTCGGTAGGTTTGCGTGCATCACTCGAATTTTTGTAACTAAATTTTTTGCGGTATCTTGTTTAGTTGCAATTACCAATATGTTTTTATCTGTTTGGAATGTCATCATCCATAAGGAATAACCTGCTGTCAATGTGGATATACCTAACTGACGAGCCTTTAAAATAATATTGTAATTGTTATTTTTAAAATCATTTATTGATTTTTCTTGAAACGGATAAAGAGCAAACGGAACTTTACCTTTAAGTGGATGTTGAATGACGGCATACTTTTTTAGAAAGTATACTGGGTCTTTAGCACACTTTAAATATTCCTGCTTAATTACTTGTTTTATATCAGACATTTAATCTATGATTTGTGTAATACATAAACTACACCAGTTGCTGCTATAGTCACTTTTTTCACACCTATTGGGTAAACTTCACCAGTATTTAAACCAGTGCCTGCAATAGTTCCACCATTTGAACATTCTATTGTTACATTACTTTTGTTCTGAACAAGAAATCCAGCTCCTTCATTCGAACCTGTTGCAAAAAATGTGGTTGATGAATTTACTTTAGTTGCTCTATTGTATTCGCCAAGATTTCCTCTGACTATTGGTGGTGTTCTAAATAGTGTTCCTGCGTCGGCCATTATTTATCTCCTATTTTGAAAATTTTCTCAAAAACTTTACAGCATCATCAATATCTTCTTTATCGAATACCTCTGTCATTTTTTTGATTTCATTTTTTGTTCGTGTAAGTTTTCTTTTAGCGTTTGCTATAGTTTTTTTATTTGCCTTTGGTATCTTTCTCGCCAACAATTTTTCTAAATCTTTTTGTAATTGGTCTTTTTCAGAATTAACCTCATCAATTACTTTTTTTAATTTTAAGATTTCATCGGGCGTTTTATGAAATAATGATTTAATCCATTTGATTATCATCCTATAATCTCCATCATTTTTTTATATTTTGATTCATTTTTGGTTTTATGTGGTTGGTCAAAATCACTATCTTTTTCTTTTTCATATTTTCCATACCCATCTTTGTCACGACTTATCTTTTCATCAACTTTTTTGATTCTGAAATTTACCACCTTTCTTCCATTAATTGTTGGCATTCCAAATTCATCCTTACCAATCTCTTTTACTTTAATTTTTTTATTTTTGAATCTACCAGCTAATATGGTATCTCCAACACTTACATCTATTGTTATAGGCATTAGTCTTCTCTCCAACTTACCATAAGGTTTTGACCATCAAGTTTTTCGGTGACATTATCCTCACGATTCAATTTACCACCTAAACCTCTTTCAATTATTTTTTTCAAATCACCAAATGTTAAGTCTTTGTCATCAAATGGGTGTGCCATGTGACCGTAAGCACCACCTTCAAGGAGTAACTCCTTACGAACTTGTTCGACCCACCATTCTTTTGTTAAAGGTTTATTATTCTTCATATTCATAAATATCAGATTTCAATACTTTCAAGTTCTTCTTGAGTTTCTGATTTCATCTTGTTAAAGTTTTCGATAGCTTCATCGGCCATTTTATTAATACTTGTTACATCAACATCCCATTTTTCTCTTTCGAGTTCTAATTCATTGACACCGACAGAATTATGAGCTTCTATTGGTTTTACTGATTGAGTTCTCCATTCCTCAACCCCTTGAATTTGTTCTTTTATCCAAGAGAGCTTATTATTTAAAACTTTCTTTTTCTCCCAATCATCATATCTGTTTTCTGCTCTTAGCTTAGCTTCAAATTTAACTTGACAATCAAAACAATGACCATATAAACGATACATTTTATCGTCCAATCTTTTCTTCATTACTTTTTCACAAGACGGACAAAACCATGGCGTTCTAGCTTCCTTTAAGACATCCGAACGACTATTTTTTTCTTCCCTTTCAAGTTTAATCTGTTTCTGTCTTTTTTTCTTTTCGTCCAAATCTTCCATCTGAACATAAATCTTTTTCTCAACCTTACCACCTTGAGCTACACGACTTATGTTTTTAATCTGTCTTTCTCGTTCTCGATGATTTGTTGATAATATACTATCTCCCATAACCTACTCCTAAAATGTCATTAGACCTGTGATTTGATTGATTGGTGCAAATGCTCCAGTAAACTTGTATGTCTTACCTTTATACTTGAAAACTAAACCTTCACTTGGAACTACGGCCTCTAATCCCCCAATAGCATTTAATCTATCTAATTGTATTTTTAATCTGTTTAACTTTTTTAAATCTTTTTTACTTCTCACATCTTTGATTGCCTTATCCAACCTTTTCTTAATACCTTGAACAGCTGCATCAGGTGATGCTGCTAACCAACCACTTACATTCTTCATTATCTCGGCACCAACATCAAAGAATAATATTTCGAATGGTTTCATGTTTTCCTTAACCATTTTAGCGTGGTCTTGTTTGTCTGTGGTCAATACCCAATCCAAAAATTCAGGTTGGTTTTTGAAATCTTTTCTAATCATTGGAACTTTATAAGACTTATCAAAGAATGCCCATCTCTTAGTTAATTTTTTTAATTTTGTTGCTGGAATTGTAAATCCAAATTGTTTTCCTGCGTTAAATATGAATTCCTCCCAATAACTCTGATGATACTTACCCAATGTGTCATTATCCTTTAGACCAAATTCTTTCTGTAATTTATTCAACCTACTCAAGTATTGTGATTTTTTACCCTCAAAGTTTTGTGTTTTAGGAACCTTTAAAAAATTTGGTTTTCCAATATTATAATTCTTTTGTACATTTTGATTTACTTGTTTTATCATACCAGCCAACATTCTAGCACTTCCTTTTACTTCACCCACCACATTTCCATCATCATCGTATTCAAGTGCTCCATGAAATACTATCTCAGCTTTATCATAATCGATAACATTAGCTGACTTGGGCCACATCACCTCCAAGTTCATAAAGGCCTTTCCATTCATAAAAATTTTATTTCTTTGTTTCACACTAAGTGATTTTATTGCTTTCTCTAAATCTTGCATAGCAAAAACGAAAGCATCTGATATATCACCACGACCCTTGAACTTAGATTTCATGGCGTTTATATCAAGTGCAGTTTCACCTTTGTTTTTTAAATGACCTTTATTTCTTGCTGCTATTAATTTACCCTCTTTAATTAATTTACCTTCACTAATTTTATTGAGTGAACTAAGTGATTTTTTCTTGATAGCTCTTTTAACATCCAGCTTATTAACGGATGGCTTTGTTTGTTTAATTTTCACTTTATCATCGTCCTTATACATGAACTTAACAATTTCCCAACCTAAGGCTTTATTTATATCAGATTGTCTAGCTTCATATTTAGGGAACGGGTCATCAACACTTTCCGTATTTTTTCTATGTTGGTTGACTGTTCTCCCATAAGTTACTGTTGCAACTCTACCATAACCCTTACTTTGCATATCCAAATCTATTTGAGTTTCGTCTCTTGCCCCTTGACCTAAAACATAATCAACTAATTCCCAACCATGCTGTTCTGCCCACAATGGAGTGATTCGTTTATAATCTGCAAAAGTTTCGAAAAAATCATACATTCCTTCATCAGAAATTGATGGTATACTATTACCAACACCTGAACTTTCTTTGATGATTTTATTAATATCTTTTTCTTGTAAAAATTTATCATAGGTTTCGTATAACTTTCTGAACTTGTTTGTCATCATATTATACACACCTTTATCAAAGTAACCAAAAGCCTGTTTAAATAATTTTGGTCTTTCACTATCATCAATTTTTGGTGACCCTAATAAATCTCTCATTACGGTTCCACTTACTTCTTTCCCACCTACCTTTACTGATACATGAGGAGCTACCAAGTAATAACCGTGTTCTTCAAAACCCTTTATATTATTCTTATTCTTCTTAAAACTTTGAAAGTATGAGGGTGAACCATCTTTCTTTCTTCCACCCTTTAATCTACCAGCATCTTTTTCTCCAAATATATATATCACTGCTGTAGTGTTAGGGTCGTACTTTTTTAGCACATTGTTAGCCACTAATGGAGTTGGTTCCTTGACAATCCTATTTTTAGGAACACCCATTTTGACCATGTGACGAACTTTTTCCTTGAAGTTCATTGGGTGTCTTGGTGGTTTCTTGATGTTTGATGTGGTTATGTAGGCATCATCTACCTTTGACTTCAACCATTTGTAGGTTTTGTAATGGTGTGGCCCAAATGGTTGATATCTACCACCATAGATACCAACAATCTTTTTGATTTTAGGTTTATCCTCTTCGGTTATTAAATCCCTAACGATTGATTCTACTAATTTCTTCATCTTCTTCCACCTATGTCCATAGTTTGTGAGAACTTTTTTAGTTTTGGAAATGCTCTAAACTTACTTAACTTATCTTGTTTAGTCCATTTCATCTTATCGAAAACTTTCATTCTCATGTGTTCTTTTACTATGTAATAAATATCAAGAACATTACCACCCATCGATTTTATCCACTTCTTATATTTTAATACAAGTTTAGCGGACACCTTTTCATGTCCGTAATGTGTCCAAAATCCTTTCTTGGGATGGAGTTTAGCCGTCTTGTCTTTTCCTATATCATGAAACAAAGCGGAGAGTGCAAAATCAATATCACCCGTTTTGAGTGCCCTATTCGTAACTGCTATCGTGTGTTTCAATACATTTCCTTCAGGATGTTTATCTCGTCTTTGGTCGTAATTCTTGAGATTATACACTCT